TCGTGAAAACCCAATCGGCGACGACAAGGCTCCTGCAAATCCTATCCGTAGATTTATTATTGGACCTCAAATCTTTACACTTATCAAAGGTGCATTGATGGATCCAGAGTTGGAAGAATTGCCAACAGATTTACTGCGTGGCTTAGACTTCCGTATCAGCAAGACTGCCAAAGGTGGCTTTGCTGACTACTCTAGTTCCAAGTGGGCTCGTAAAGAATCTGCACTTACCGAAGCTGAACAAGCGGCCGTTGCTGAACACGGCCTGTTCGATCTTTCAACATTCTTGCCTAAGAAACCAGGCGAAGTTGAGTTGAAAGTTATCAAAGAAATGTTTGAAGCCTCAGTTGATGGGCAGAGTTACGACACAGAGCGTTGGGGTCAGTATTTCCGCCCAGCAGGTGTTACGGCTCCAGCAGGCAGTTCTACACCGGCACCAGCAGCGGCCGATGTTAATGAAGATGTTCCTGCGGCTAACCCAGCACCGGTAGCTTCAAGTTTTGATGATGAAGATGATGTAGCAGTTGCGTCAGCACCAGTAGAAGCTAAACCAGCATCTAGTGACAAAGCTCAAGACATCTTGGCTATGATTCGCGCTCGTCAAAAACAGTAGTATAAGGTAGGTAGTGAGGTTGCCCTCACTACCTTATCAATAACAAAAATAGCATAATAATGAAAATAGTATGGTCTCAAACTGGCGATTCTCTTGACATTGAGTTGGTTAATCTGGATGTCAGCGATTATTGGATCAAACAATTAAATTGTGATCAAAAAAATCAGTTTTTTTTAACTGATGCAACGATTCCAGAGACTCAATCATTAATCGACGCTCTTACTGTAACTAATGCAACGTTAAAAAAATTTAAAATTGAACCATTGATGGATCCAACAGTTGATTGGTTGGATCAAAATAATTTAAATGTTTTACACGAACGATGGGTAAAAATACAACATACACATAAAAATATTGTTAGAGTAATATCAAGTCTTCCAAATAATGTCATTGACTGTTTTCACAAGGTCAACACACTAATTCATAAAATAGAAAAATCATATACGATCACATACACCAATGATCAATTTATAGCATGGCAAACGCCAAATATTTTTGGACCTGACATTTTAAAATTTGGAATTTGGCAAATAGAATTGCACTATCAAAATTTAGGTCGTAGCAATTACGAAAAATGGCGAACTTACGACACTAATATAATTGATACGGATACCAATAATTTTACGGATTTTGGAGGAACCATACACTTTAATATAGGGCACCCGGTAGTACAGTATCCGCCAGTGAATTATGTTGAATACTGTCAACAACAGAATATTAGTCCATACGGTAGTATATTACCATTAGGGAATTTTAAAATCTCTATTACAGAGTTAAGACACATTTTTAATAAAAATGTCAACATTAAAAATAACACAATTACTTTTGAAGTATAGGCCTCCTGCTAGTTGGATAACTAAAGAATCGGGCTTGCCTTATTTAAAGTTAGACATTAACGTGCCAGCGGAGACAATTTTTACTGAATGGCAAAAAGTTAAAGACTTAGCAGTGATACATAGGGCAACAGATTTTTATGGTCCGTCCTCAAACGAAGGATGGCGAAGTTTAGTGTTGTATGGAGCCGGGTCTACAGAGACTGAAACTACCTCAGGCAAATTACAATGGACAGAAATTGCCGATCAATGCCCATTAACTAAAAAATGGATCGAAGAAACATTTAATATAAATGATTCCACTGGTCGCATACGATTTATGTTACTCGAACCAGGTGGCCACATTATACTACACAAAGATCGAGACGCTAAACAATTATCAGAGATTAACGTAGCAATAACTAATCCCGAAAACTGCGAATTTCGTTTTAAAAATTACGGCGCCGTTCCGTTTAAAAGCGGTGCTGCATTTATGGTTGATGTTAGCAATGAACATTTTTTGTTTAATCATTCTACCGACCCTAGGCTACATATAATATTACATACTAAAATTAATGAAAAAATAATAGAGAAAAGTTATGCGGACCGCTTTTATAGTTGACAACGGAACTAACGAATCTTTATTAAGATTTACAGAAACTAAATTGTTTTTTGATGCTAAAAATCAAGGTATTAGTTTTGTCAACAACGTTGAAATTGTTCCAACGATAGATTCAGCAATTCAAATGGCGAATGCTGTAGATAATTCGGTTATATTATATACTGGTAATTTTTTAACTACTACTTTTAGAAATAAACATGCAAACACACAAGGAATAATATTTGCTACCAACGATACTGATATTATTAAATTTGATAATGATACCTATGTCGGGCTCAAGAAAAAATCACATTACCTTCCTGGTTCAAAGCAATTATACATCATTGAAAATTTATTAAAGACTTGTTTGCGCAATCAACGTTTAGTATATCTTGAAAATACTGAGGATTTAAATTTAGAAAAAATACCCAAACAAGAATACCATCACTTGTTTGGCCTAGCCAGCGGATGGAAAACTTTTGAATTAGCCGACTATATTGGATTTAATAAGCTAGAATCAATAACTGTGTACGATCGAAATGTTGAACAATTGAATTATGCACAGTGGTTGCACTCTCACAGTGAATTGCCAGACGAATGTCCAAAATATAAAAATGTATGTGGAATTTACGATCCTACGTGTATTTATAAAGAAGTGTGGAAACAGTGGAGCCGCTTTCCGGTAAATTTTAAAAAAATAAATTTATTTGATATTCCGGTATTTCCAGATCAGAGTTTAATATGGGTCAGCAATGTTTTTCATTATGAGCCAAATATATTTGACTTAGGTTGGAAAAAATGTAATAATATGCGTAGCCAACTAATTAACAGCAACAAAGATTCAACTATTTTATAAGGAAAAACAATTATGGCAAAACCATTTGACATCAGCAAGTTCCGCAAGGACATTACAAAAAGTATCGAAGGTCTAAGTATTGGATTTAATGATCCAACTGACTGGATCTCAACAGGCAACTTTGCCTTGAACTATCTTATCTCCGGAGACTTTAATCGAGGTATTCCGTTGGGTAAAGTCACTGTGTTCGCTGGCGAGAGTGGCGCAGGTAAAAGTTACATCTGTTCAGGTAACATTGTTCGACATGCACAAGAGCAAGGCATTTTTCCTATCTTGGTTGATAGTGAAAACGCACTCGACGAAAAGTGGTTACACGCATTAGGAGTAGACACTAGCCCAGAAAAGTTACTAAAACTTAACATGGCCATGATCGATGATGTGGCCAAAACAATTTCAACATTCATGATAGACTACAAAGCACTTCCGGACAGCGAGCGTATGAAGGTTCTGTTTGTTATCGACTCGTTGGGCATGTTGCTGACTCCGACGGATATGAATCAGTTTGAAGCTGGTGATTTAAAAGGCGACATGGGTCGTAAACCTAAGGCACTTACTGCATTAGTTCGTAACTGTGTCAACATGTTTGGTAGTTATAATGTGGGTATGGTTTGCACCAATCACACGTATGCTAGCCAAGACATGTTTGACCCAGATGACAAGATCTCCGGTGGCCAAGGTTTTATCTATGCATCGAGCATTGTGGTAGCCATGAAGAAAATGAAACTTAAAGAAGATGAAGATGGTAACAAAGTTTCAGAAGTCAACGGTATCCGTGCTGGCTGTAAGATTATGAAAACCCGTTATGCCAAACCCTTTGAAGGTGTGCAAGTTAAGATTCCTTATGCCACAGGTATGAGTCCGTATAGCGGTATGGTAGATCTAGCTGAGAAAAAAGGCCTGCTTAAGAAAGAAGGCAACAGTTTAGTCTACACTACACTAGACGGTGAAATTATCAAACAGTTCCGTAAAAAGTGGGAAGCCAACGATGACGGGTGTTTAGACACAATTATTTCAGAGTTTGGCAAACATCCTATTGAAACAACCGAACTAAGTATTGATGAAAATACCACAGAGGAATAAACATGAGTGTAGAATTAAGTAAAGAAATTTGGGATGAACTCAAACGTTATGTTAATCCGCAAGATCGCAACGAAGCTGCAGAAACATTGGTGTCAGTATTAGTTGACAATGATGTTGCTGCCAACGAAATTAAAGCAACTTTTAAAAGTGATAGCGATATTAAAAAAGCTCTAGCAAGTTATCTTAAAGATCACGAAGAAATTGACGACTATGAAGACGAGCACGAAGAGGACGAGGACGAGGATTATTAAAAACTATTATTGTTCTCAAAAATTTAAATGGTTAACAGTAGAACCCGAACGACGTTCTATAGCCTCCTGTTGTGCTGCCACTCCAGAAAAAATAGATTTAACCTGGTTAAAAAATAATCCAAATCAATTGTTTAACACTCCTTCTTTAGTAGCAGAAAGAAAAAAAATGTTAGATAATCAACCAGTGCCTAGTTGCGAAGATACATGTTGGCGCCCCGAACGTGCAGGATTACCGAGCAGGCGAACTACCACGTCTTCAGAGGTTCGCACACATACTGATGTATTATCTATTCCGACTATTTTACATATTACATTGGGTAGCGATTGTAATTTAACTTGTAGCTACTGCACCAAACAATACAGCACAGCATGGATGCGCGACATCAACAATAATGGTCCATATTTGGATGATAATCGTTTTACAATTAACGACAATGATCGAATGGTTTTAAAACTAGGACAAAATGCAATTAAATCTAGTAGTAGCTATCAATTATTAATGGATGAAATACGCAATATCAAAACAGCCACCCAGATAGAAATCACCGGTGGTGAACCATTTTTATATAATGGATTAGCAGACTTAATCAACGGGTTGACTGGCCCGGTGGATATATACAGCGGGCTTGGAGTTGACTCTAATAGACTAGAAAGAATACTAGACACGTTACCCGATACCGTAACATTTACAATCAGTGCCGAAAACTTAAATAGGTTGTATGAGTTTAATCGGTATGGAAATACTTGGGAACATTTTTTACAAAACTTAGAATTAATACAAAAAAGATTTAATTATAGATTTTGCACGGTGGTTAGCAACTTAACCATTCACGGTTTACAACAATTTCGTCAGGAGTTTGGTACAGGCCACGACATAGTTAATTTATGCACAGATCCAGATTATTTAAGTGCCAGTGTGTTGGATCCTACAAGTAAAGAATTGTGCGGTCAATTAACAGATTTAGCAGACACACTGTCAGTGTCACCTACTCAAGAACAACGTGCAAAATTAAAAAAATATCTAAATGAATTTGCTCGGCGAAGGAAAATAGATTTGTCGGTATTACCCGATCATTTTATAAACTGGATCAATGAATAAATATTTCCCAATCAAAACAGAAACCGCATGTCAGCTTAAATGGACATGGAGTACAATACATCTTTATGAAGGAACAACTAACTCTTGTCATAGAGTTAGTTTATCTAATGTCGAACCTGATAATTTTGACGCCTTTCATAATACACCTAAAAAGCTAGCAGATAGAGAAATAATGCTCGAGGGCAATTGGCCCCAAGGCGGCTGTGAATATTGTAAAAACGTTGA